ATACTTGTTTTGCAAGATTAAGACTTTCGATCATCTCTTGAGTGATGACCTGAGCAAAACTTTTATCATTAGAACAGAATCCCGCCATATGAATTCCAAGAATTCTTCCTCCAGCCGACGCAGAATTTCCAATCACGACGCTACCACATGAGCCAGGAACACTTTGCATTGGGTATTCGATGGTATTATAAGTATAGTCCACCTCACCACTCGGATTCTTTGCTTCCAAAGGAATTTCATTTACTCTCGTTACGTGAGTATGCTGAATTTCAACATACCACGCAGACTTCCCTGTAAATGCCAATTCCTTCTTTGTCTCGAATTGATGGTTGAGTGTGGTGGACATGACCATAATCTTCTCTCTCTCCATTGTGTGCACCTCTGACATACGGTAGAACCGCGTCGCATTCACGTGCATTCCCGATGTTATATCCACATGATCATGCATTGTCTTTAAGAAATCTATTGATATCAGGTCGTAATAGTTGAAATCATCTGCTTCGTGAAGAAACGTGCTAATCTCAACTTTTGATGCTTCAATATTTTTCTTTGTCGAAAAGACATTATACATGTGGAAATGTCCTGTATCAAACTCCTCTTTCGTCAACCCTTCAAGCAAATGACGATTCGTGATGAAAACCGTTCCCTTAGTAAAGAATCCCCTCAATGTACCAACTTGCAATTCACCTTCTACCTTTCGTGAATATTGAATTATGTACATATTCGAACACATCATCTTTGCTAAGAAAAACGCCGCACAACTCTCCAATTGCTTGTCCGCAACATCCTTATTTCCAAACTCCGCAGCATCATACCTCTCAACCGTCGCTTCTTTTTGGAATAATGGACGAGCTACAACCACCGACGTAGGAGCATTCTTACCTTTTGGCTTTGGCTTTGCACGCGACGCATCTCCCGGATTGTACTTGTTGTTCTCTTCTACCTCGGCTTCCTGTGTCTCATTCGTCGCATTTCCCTTCGCTCCATTCTTGAATGAAACTACTCTCTTCTTCTTTGACAGGCACCGATATGCCCCATATCCTGCCGCGACCACTCCAAACACTGCCGCTATTTTATAAGCCCGAGAACGGGTCTTCGCTGATGTACGCCTAAAAATACGTTGAAAAGCTTGATAAGGACGGACGCAAAAAAACACGTAAGTCCACAAAAATGGATGCTGATAAAAAGACTGACAATGCAACCACACAAGGAATTTTAAATATTGAGTATGATACCAACCATAAGGGTTGGTCGAAAATGTGTCGCCACATGCTGTATACATGGCTGCTTTATATGTACGCTTCAACGATGATTTTAATGAATGCTGTGTCGCAGTTTCTTCTACTTTCCCATGCCCTAAACGAACTACTTCTCCATCTTTTAAAAATTTCGCATATGGGTTATTATTCTCCGGCAATTTCTCTTCTAATGTCATAGCCTCAGGACGAGGTGTATTACGCACTGCATACTCTTTGAAAACTTTACACGAATTCACAAATTTTTCGTGTTTGGCATTAAGTGCCTTATGTACGAACTCTATCATCTCATCATAGTCATAAACTCCACCATGTCCTTCAAATCGCC